CTAAAGAAGGGGATGGCAGAATCAACAGATGCCCACACTTCAGTTCCGTTTATTTTTATCAGAGGAATCTTCCCGACTTTGGATGCAAGGGGTTGTCCAGAGCTGGAAATTGCACCTTTCTCAAAGGCTTTGGCGGTTGATAATCTTTGATAGCGAGCATATAGCTGTAGATATTCTGGATGCTCAGCTGCAATACGAACCCAAATAGCGGATCCGCGAGTTGAATACATCCAGAATGGAACGAATTTCTTCATAGTCCTATCGATAACTGTCTCTTTGCCAACCCGCATTCTCTGTTCCATATAAGGGATAGCACCCTCCAAACCGGTAATTCCAGTTACCTCATCTCCATACCATATGGCGTTTTCCATTTGCGACATAGTTCCAATAGACTTGTTCACTTCAGATCGTAGATCTGTTTTCAAAAGATCCTTAGCGGCATTGTCAGTGGTAAGCATGCCTTTATTATTCAAATCAATAAGTTGTTCTTCCACATCATCCAGAGCGTGTTGAATGGCTTCATGATTTGCAGTCTCTTTGATCTTATTGGCTATCCAATACCGAGATTGTTCTGGAAGGATATCTTCCGAGAATGGAATTGAATATCGCTTATTTCCAAGCAAATAAACGCCTGTATAGTAATTAACCCTGTTTTCTATATCTTCTGCTACATCATTAATAGTTTTGGAAGCTACATCATCCCTCCCACTTGCTACTTTCCGCATGGCTTTTATCCATTCCTCAGGTGTCATATCATCAATAGATTTCTCTGGATTATCCAAAACAATCTCTGAAAAATCTCGATATGTCATACCATTATCAACAAATCTTTTGCGATTTATCTCTGAATGGAAAAACATTTCTTGTTCGGTTGGTACTTTATCTATATCAGTTTTCAAAATGGGGGTTGGACTAATTTGTTTTAAAGCATCCAAACTTTCGTCCGATATATCAAGAGTTGCATCTAATAAACTGGAATTGGTAATTCCAAAGTGGGATTTGAAATATAGGAGGAATGGGTTTTCACCCATGTATCCAAATTTATATATAGCATTAGTATGTCCTAATAATGTTCTTTGGCCAGATCCAGGATCCAAGAACCAAACTTCCGATATATTTCCAGCCTCATTTGTCTTCACATCAAACCCAAGCCAGCGCAGTTCGTCCCGATATGTTATCCTAGCAAAGTCTGTATTACTTTGTATAGCTTTGGACATATCCAACATAGCTTTTCCGGCTCCCTCATCGTAGCGAGCCATTATGCTATAATATAAATCCCAAGCATCATGATTCCCTTTGGTAGTACGTGGGTATACATTTTGTAGAAATGACTCCACTCTTTTCTGCCTGAATGTATCATGGGTAATTATAAATTCATCGAGGGATGCTTTTAGTTCACGAGTGGATAATGGAACTGTTTCTCCCACTAAATCTGCATCAGTAATTTGCTTGGTAAGATTCTTCTGTATTCCAGATAACTCGCCTCTGCCAGGCAAATAATAAGAATCATAATTAGTCTTCCATAATATTTGAGAGGGAGATTTTGCTTCTTCTGCCAACTTTGCATCCCACAATAGTTGTATATCATCTGGGTGGGATTTAGTATAAGGGCTTACAATAATCTTATTACTTGGATCAAACTGGAATAGGGAATCAGCAGTATCATGAGGAAGTTTAGATGTATCTATAACTTGTTCTGGAGGATATCCCAATCGCAGTTCATAATACAAATCGCTGCATAATTCTTGCACCGATTTACCAGTATCAATTGGAATATCATTCTCAGATAGAATATCCTCGATGGTTTGATTATTAATTATGTCATCCAAGTTTTTTGGATATGTTCCTGTATATTCCATCTGATCTAATAATTGCAGAGTATTATACGTAACTGGGCGCACGGTATGAGTGTTACCAAATAATGTCGATGCGGTCAGTCCAGTTTCAGTTAGAGCTTCATTTGCCATATCAGTATATCTCTGTTTTATATCAGAAATAACGCCAGAAAGGACATCGGAAGTAATTGGCTCTCCCCTGTTAATTACAGAATTAATTTGCCCTGTAATATCCTGCCTAATTAGCCTAGCCACCCTCTGTTCTTCTTCCACAGCAATCCCAGCAATATTTATATTTGGCAGGTTGATAAGTTGGAAATTGTCCATCTTATCAATGATTTTATTGAATTGGCGTGAATTACCTCCTGCCTCATTCCACAGAATAGAGAATGTATCCAGCACATTATCAATCGTTTTCTGGTCATAATTGAGCTCCAGCATTTTAGTTGTTAGTGATTCTGATACATTCTTAAATACAACGGGATTGACTATTCCATAATTAGCCGTCATTTTTCCAGTAGCAATAGTAGCCTTCGTGATAAGATCTGCCATACTAGCGATATCTGCTCCGGCCGCTGGATATTGAAGGATAGTAGTACCTAAGAATGACAGTTCTTTGAAAGCTCTATTTGCTTTGGTAGAAATAGGAAGCTCTTGGAACCAAGCCGACCATTTCCGTAGAGCATTCTTATGCATTAGATCTACTATATTGGTAGGAGTTGCTATCCATGAAGTTGGTTTATCCCCCAGCACATCAATATAGTTTAAAGTCTTGCTGCTACGTGAAGAAGCAGATGACCAAAGAGGATCATATCCAGCACGAGCTTCCGCGGGAAGATCCGCCAATCTCCTAGCAACATCATTGGAATCATCCAACATATCAAATACAGAGCCTAAAAGGCTGCCACCACGAGTGGTATGATATAATGTAATGTTCTCTGCGGGGGAATAGATACCAAAGAATTTAAACGTGGATGTTAAAATAGTGCGGATCCAACCATTATACCAAGCCTCATACATTCCAGCAGATACACTATATAGACTCTTGAAGAAATTGCCAGTTTTCCCAGGAAGATTTCCCAACATTTTTTTCAAATATTCATCATCAAATACTCTATATCTTCCACCAGAAAATGGCATCTGACCCCAATATTCACTATGCTGTTTCCTCAATGCCTCAGAGAAAATCCCCCCATAAGCAGTTCCAAGATCACTATATCTCACTGGTATTTCTGTCTCATCAATCTTCTTGATAGTATCTTCTAACATTGTGTTGATAATATCTACATCATCAATACCATCTTGCCGAATAGTTTTCAAAAGATCATACTGAGCTACTGTGAGCATATTTTCTTTAGCATTTTTAATAATAGCTTGTCTAGCTGAAGAAAGTAATTCTGACCACGTATCCCCTTTCAGATCAAGGGGATCCGCTGTTTCTACCATCTTCATAACTGTATCTACTGTACGAGATGTCATTAATTGCTCTGGATAATTACCCGTTTTACGCAAGGCTTCCAAAATCTCATCAGCAGAACTAGTCCCACCATTCATCAACCTGGATACATCTTCTCCAAGATCTGATATGACTTGCAATTCATTCAAATCAACCGTTGCATCCGCAACAAATAATTTTCTGAAAAGATTATTTACAACATCTATCCCCAGTTCAGTTGCTTGACGTTTATAGGTTTTCCTGAAGATAGCCCCAATCTTGGCTCCAGCATCTACAAAGAGTTGAACAGCAGGATTAGTTGATTCTTCTGCTATTTTCATAACATATTTCAGATCAGTTGCCACAGTTCCAACGGCCGTACGATACAATAGAGGGAAGAGAGTCATATCTTCTAGCTGGCCGGCCGGAATAATTTTTGTAAGCTCTTTCCAAAATGCAGTCCCATCAGCAAAATGATTTATAGCAGATCCTATGGGGGCGTCAAAAATAAGATTGGAAGCATCTGAGAAACATTCACCAACAAATTCAATTGTACCATGCTCGAATCTCCATTTGAGTTGGCGAACCTCTGCTTTTGTAAGAGGAGTCCCACCTTTCTGTAATTGGACATATGCCATGGCATGATAAAATTGTTCCCTAAGTTCTGGCTGGGATATCCAAGTGTAAGAGAAAAATGGATCTAATTGTCCTATGGTAGATTGGATCTTATAAGAATTAACCATTGATTGAATAGCATCATCAAACAGTGAGGTTGCGGTTTTTGGGTCTTCTGTCATTGAGGATTGAGCAAAAAATTGGATACCCTTGTTCTGTAGATCTGTAGCAATAACATACTTCTCAGCATCTGATTTATCTACAGCATTATCTGAAATCTGTATCATGGGTTGCCCATTCAATGCATTAGCAGCCACCTTGATAAAATCAGACATTGTTGTATATGCCTCTTCCAACTCAGGTGTATCATTTACATATATTTCAGATATACTGTCCATGATCTCCTGAGCTTCCTCTTCATTTCCAGCTAAGATTGCCGATTGCAACATCCCAGATTTTGTAAGTAATTGTTGCCCCCCAACTCCCAAGTTCCATATAGATTCTACTACAGCACCTAATCCACCTCGTACAAGACCCCAAATCCTAGCAATAGTAGCTCCCGCATTCTCGTCAACAGCTCTTCTACCTAATTCTTTTATAAGAGATCTATTTGCATCAGGAGATATTGGTAAACGGGCAGGTGTCGTTGAAGACATGGTTGATTCATTTAATTGCCCACCAATCATCTCCTTCTGTTTATAATCCATTTCTTGAAGAGGAGACAAGATGGATTCCCACCATTTCCATTTTCTTGCAGAATATGGAATAGTCTCTCCATCTTTATTGATCCAATATGTAGTTGTATCAGTAGCAGTTCCAGTTTTTATTGCATTGGTTAAATCAGATACTTCCAATTTTGTTTGGCGTAATTGTTCGATCCTGTCTTGTTCTTGTTTGGTTTCGGCAACCATGGAAGGGTACATTGCATACCAAGACATGAGATTGGTAGCTGTTTTACGATCAAAAAATGTGGCCGTATATCCTTCAGGTACTTGATCCGTCTCTCCGATAACAGCCATATTTCCTGATCCATCATAATATAATGGATATGCTTTATCGGGGGTATTAGTGATGGTACGATCTTCTGGATTAAAATATAAACGATCACCAAGAGATACGGATCCTAAAATATTTGGAACCTGACCAGCAGAATCTTTTGGTAGAGTATCATAGATTTTTTGTGCTTGTACACGCAGAATATCAGCCAAATTAGATGGAAGCGTAGCCGTTTCATCTGTCACTTTTTCTTCTGCTATGTGTCTGATTCTCTCTATTTCAATAGGGACATCTGAATAATCCTGTTTCTCATTAGCAGGATTGACTCCATTGCCAACCTTTATTGGTGGATTATTATTTGGAGTACTTGGTACATTGAGATTTCTGTCTCTAGATATCAGACTACGAAATTCTTTGGTCTTCCAGAAATCTGCCATAAATTACCTCTAATAAAATGTTGAATTCGCTTCCCCAAATATATACTGCCCATTGCTTTTAGAAACCGGAGTTACTGCTCCAGCAGAAAAGCTCGGAGATGCTAATAATTGTGCTAAACCCTCATAACCTGTGGGGGCACTTTCCAATAATGCATTAAGAGCAGCAGTCTGTTGCACATATTGTGAGCGGGTTTGACCTTCAGTATTACTCAATCCCCCAAACTCACTCATGATATCCAAAATATTGCGGACAAATTTATATCCAGTGCCCATCTTTTCTTGTTTAGTATTTGTGGCAGATGCCAACTTATCCAGCATTGATAGTGCATCTTTAGCTCGTTGAGAAGACGTAAAATATCTTTGAGTATCAGTAGAAAGCGTAGTGGGGACTTCCCCAAATTTTATTTTTTCTGGATCTGGAAAAGTTTTTGAATCATATAGATACAATTTTGACGCAACTGTGCGTTGATCCTCGGGAGATAAATAAGGGACTAAAGCATTTAGCATGGTTGGTAGAGTATTTTCTTCATCCAGTTTTGATGGAATCAATCCTTTCCACCAATCTGGGGCATTAGGTGCTGTGAGATTGTTAGACCAAGCAGCATTTGGTGTATTACTTCCGCCTCCCCCCCCTTCTCCAGAACCCCCCACTATCCAGTATTTCCCTGTCTGTGGATTTGTCCAATATGTCCAACCTCCAACATTTGTATAGTTAGATGGATTTGTCCAATCCTCTGAACCAGTAGCACTAACAGGAGAAGCAAGATTTGTCTTTTCAATACTAGAAGACTTCTTCGTTGAAAATGTATTTGATATAGTAGGCAATTTGGATGATCCACCAAATGTCCAGTCTGTTAGTTTAGCCATGATTATCTCCTCTGGAGACGTTTCCTTTCCATCTCCCTAATATATCGCAGAGTTTCTTCCTCCCCATACTCACCCATGATTTTGGAAAAGTCTGACTCCGCCAATGTATTATATATCCGTACATCTGGATCTACATCCCCAGATGTATGAAGACTGCTCATTCTCCGCAAAGCAGATTTTGATGCATCTTTAATCCTTCCAAACATTATCCAACCTCGCCTGTCGTCTTTACATTACTCTCAAGCATAGAATTTACTGCCTGAACCACATCTTGTGGTTGGCGTTGAGTAGTAGGAAGAGCACCTCCGTCAGAACTTTGAAGGCCTAATGGTTGTTCTGGATTACTAGGCTCCTTTGGTCTACCTCCCACTCCGCGTAATTGTTCCTCCAATAATTTCAACATAACCTGAGCAGTTTCTACTTCAGCAGGGGCAGATTCTACATCGTTGATAATATTCTTTAGTTCTAATACTATAGCATATTGTTGTTCAATCGGATTATCTTCCAGCGTCTCAATCAACTTCTGCTTCCGTTCATCATCAGACTGTTGTATCCCCAAATAGTCTTCCATGATTCTCCGAGCAGATAACCAAGGAGCCGCCTGAGTAGCCATAGCATGATTGCGTACCCGTTCATTAGGAAATTCTGGCTTGATCTCGCATCGAACTTTATAGCCAGATAGATCGGATCCTTTCACCATTTCGGCAAAATCAGATCCCTTCATATGTCCATATATTTGAACATAAGCATCCGACATAAAATAGGATGCCAGATTAATCCATTTGCGAGCTGCATTTGTCCACATCCGTTCTAGGTGAGATATTGCAGGAAGCAGACGGATACGATTTTGATCTCCCAATTGAGATAGAGAATATCCTGTAATTCCACTGGATCCACTTCCATACATTACATCAGAGAAACCAGACTGTTGGATGCGAGATCTAACCAAATCAATATGCTTATCAAAATCAGGTGGGTTCCCTTGCCACTGAGGGAAGCCCGCATCTTCACCCGTTTTTAACCCAATAGATTTTCCTATCCCAGGATCAATATCAACATTTTTTCCAGATTGTGTACGGACGATGAGGGGTAGATTACTGTAGAAGATCATTTGCCCCTTCCGTAGATTAACAGCTTTTTCCAATTCAGCTACAGAGGATTCTTGTGGGCTAAGAATGCTTTGCCACATACTTGTATCTGTCCGTGAAGCTGGATTGTAAAACCCAACATCATAGGGCAGATCCTCATATCCCTCCATAATACGCAGAGGAATAATTTCTTCATCTCCAAATAAGACAGCATTTCGGACGGCTAATATCTTAGATGTATGTGCCGATTTTTCCAAATCTGTCATATCATCACGATATTCTGCATCCCCCTTTGTTATCCACTTTACATCCCAATAATCAATTAGATCATCTTTGATATCTATCTTTTCATTATCTGTACGACTGGAATATGATTTTAGTTTTACTTCATATAAGTGTTCGACATCGTAAGCACTAGTTTTTTCAAGACGAACAATAC